TTCCTGTCAAGGTAACAAAGTTAAGGAACAAGAAATTATCTAAACTTAAATAGGAGCGTGATAGTGATCAATGTTGGAGGGTACATCAGAATCTCATCTAAAACAAATGAGAATGGAGATTCAAAAGACCGCCAGTTATTAGCAATAAAAAATTATGCAAAGGCTAATGACATGAAAATAGTCAGGTGCGATGCTGACATAGGCGTAAGGGGGTCAACCAATATATTTGACAGGAAGGGATTAAGGGAATTATTTGAATATTGCCTTGAGAATAACATAAAAATTATCCTTACCGAAAATGCATCTCGTTTCGCCAGAGACCAAATGGTAGGCGAGTGGGGCTTTAGGGAGCTAAAGAAGCATGGTATTCAAATTGTCCCTGTTGATTCTCCAGACTATTACACGTTGGAGAATGATGACCCGATGGTAAATCTTATCCGCCAAGTATTGGGTAGTATCGCAGAATTCGAGAAGAATTCGCTAGTCGCAAAGTTACGTGGGGCGAGGGAACGAATCAAGGCGGAGAAGGGTAAGTGTGGTGGCAGGAAGTCACTAAAAGAAATATATGGAGAAACAAAGTTTAAGCGTTTAGTAAAACGCACAATGACCCTTAAAGGGTCTGGATTATCACTAGCAAGAATAGCTGATGGTCTATGGGATGAGGGTTGGATGCAACCTAGTACGTTGCGTCCTTATAACAAATCGCAAGTCAGGCGATTAATTCAATCAGGAGAATAATATGTTTAACTTAAATACAAACGTGATCTACAACTCATGCGGTGCAGATCAAGTAACCTATGACGAACTAGCTAGAATTCCTGCAATAAGGAAGTCAGCTACGCATGAACCAATACAACACTACAAGGTAGCGGATGCAGTTAAGCGTACACTACAGTCATACGGCAATTACGAAATTACTGAGGAGACATACGGCATCTCACATAAGGGTGCAAGATGTTTCTCCCTGCTTAGGCTGAGGGACGAGAATTCTCGTAATGATTACGATACAGTCTATATATTCCGCAACTCAAATGACATGGCATTCTCATTAAGATGCGGTACTGGCGGTGTAGTCGGAATATGCTCAAACATGATGTTTGTCGCAGAGTATGAGATAGCTGGTGCAAAGCACACCAAGAACATCATGGACACGTTCCACGATAGGGTGACAGCGTTAAATAAGCAATTGATTGACCACACCAATTCAATGCACAAGAAGTATGACTTGTGGAAGAGAACTATTATAGGCGGTAAGGTATCTGACCATCTTATAATGGAAGCTGTACGCAAGAAGGCACTGCCTAAGACTAAGATTGATAAGGTAGACAACGAATGGCATAATCCAACTTATGACTACAAGGCCAACCCTAATAGCGCATGGTATTTATTCAATGCCTTTACGCACATTAACAAGGGATTGAACTACGTTGATCAAATATCGAGAACGCAAAAACTCCACAAGGTATTCGATAGTTATTTTGGGGGGCCAATGTTGACTGGCGAGACTCGACAGGTTTGGGAGGATCGAATATAACAAAAATTGGGGGATTTACTCATACGTATGAGTACGTTTGAGTGCCGTATGAGTAAAATTTCCTCAATAAAATAAAGGATAAGTTAATAATAATACTATATAATTTATATATATTATTATTCTATATGAGTATATGAGTACCCTTAGCCCCCTCCCTGAGAGAGGACACTATACCCATCTATATACATGGAGGGGTACTCAAACACTCATACGAGACTCAAAATAGGCATAAAGTTGAATAATATCAACGATATCCTGTATGAGTAACCAACTCAAATGAAGGTCATATATGACTAACAACCTAGATAAACTATTGGATAGGATAGGATCAGTAAGTAAAGACAAAATAATCGAGGCAGTTTTAAAAGATGAGCGAGCTATGGCATTAAAATTGCTTGAATCTACAGTAGTCAAGTATATTGATTACAGAATACAAGACATCAACCAAAAGGGGGAAGCATGAGTAACACTTACAGACAATGGGACGCTCAGACCCAGTCATACATAGACTATAAAAAGGGGATGACATCAGATGAAAAGCTGGAATATATTAGAAGGGTGATTTATGAATTAATGGACGGCGAACCCGAAGATAGGTATGCATCGGAATACAGATTAGTATTACAAGACATCCTATATACAATTGAGAAGGTTAATCCCCTCTATTCTGAGGCAGAAATTGAATCAGGTATACTTAATGAAGACGTTCACGAAATATAGGATATTAGTTGCACTGTTGATTGTGTATTCATACGTATCCTTCTTTCATAAATGGAACTTATTTATCTTTGGAACAACTTTAAACTAAAGGGGAAAGATGGGCAACGATCAGGAGGACATTCGCAAAATTCGGGAAAGAAACCAAGTCGGCGTGTCAATAGACACTAATAAAAAGGGAGTAAGTATGAAGGAAATGGCACAGATTGTGAAAGACTTAAAGGCAGAATTAACGCTTCTAGGTGATGCCATGGCAGAGTATGAGACTATGGACGTAGAGACTGAGGATGAGTTGATTACACAAGGATGGTGCGAAGCACTAAACTTTGCAATTAGAAAAATAGAGGAAGCAATGAAGAAGTCACAGGAAGATTCTGTGAAGAACATACGTAAATTTTTATCACCAGAGGAAGCATGAGCCGTTTAGGACTGCCACGTTTATTAGAAATAGCCCAACAAAGAAGCGGTACACACGTAGGGCATAAGTCACAGAGGGTTTTAAGTAAGGATTACAACCTAATTGGAATATGTGGCGAGGATGCCTTTGCCGATGAGTTTGGGCTGGAGGTAGATGATTCGATCAAACCATCAGGCGATAAAGGTATAGACTTTACTATTAACTTAATGTGTGATCATGATCTACACCCTGAACCATTCACAGTAGATGTCAAGACTGCGAAACTACCCTACAATCTATTACTTGAAGTGGGTAAGCCAGTTGTAGACATCTATGTTCTAGCAGACTACAACGAGACAAACTCTTTTTTATTAGGGTGGACATGGGGAAAAATACTTTCTAAAGCACCAACAAGAAGTTTTGGTTACGAAGTGATTAACCATTACATTCCAGCAGAAGAATTAAGACCCATCAGTGAATTAAAGGAGAGATATGAACCGCATATTGGGTGATATGACCGATGAAGAGATACGTCAGGCGTTAAAAAAAAAGCTAAAAAAGTGGACATTCAAAACCCATGACGAGTACATGGAAAGACTCAATGAACTTCACCAACAGGCGAGGAGGCATTTACGTGGAAAGATTGAAAAAAACTAAGCTGTGTTTAATTTGTGGTAAGGAATATAGCCCTGCGAAATATCAATTTGACAGGCAGAAATATTGCTCAATGTCTTGCAAGGATAGAATGGCGTGGATGAAGGCTAGGGAGAGAGGGATACACAAAGGTGGATACAGCCGTCATGTCCCTCTGGTATTATGGCTGAACGCAATGGGGATAGACAAACATGAAATCCCTTGCGGGTATTGTGGTGAGACCTTAACGCCTTATACGTTTATTATAGACCATAAAACACCACGATCAGTTGTCTTGGATAAACATAAAATAAAGAACGAAATTTCTAATATGCAGATTGTATGTAAAACGTGTAATAACCTTAAGGGATCAACCCCACATAATATTTTTAAAGCGAGGATGTCAGAGAATGACACACAAGTACACGATTGAAATGATATTCCACTTCACTTGCAACCAGTGCAAGAATTGGTGGTCAATAGCATTGATGCATGATAAGAAAATGAACGTATATCCAGAGGGTAAGGCACATTGCCCACACTGTGGAAAGGAGTCTATAACACAAAAAATGGAACCGGTTAATTAGAAGTTGAATTTATATTATATGCATGTTACAATAACTACTTAAAATCTAAGGGGGAACGTGATAATAAGATTATACGAAACAGGAGACCTAGACTTGGCAACCGTAGGAGATATGCTTTGGAGAGCAGACAGGCAAGCCAACTTCCATCCAGAGTCACGATGGCTCGATTCAAACAGATATCCAACAGAAAAAAATAAACGCTACTACAGGGAATTCTCTGTACGGTGGATTGGGCGTGAGGCGGTCATTATGTGGCTGACTAGCAACCAGATTCTCTACGAGGTTGTATCCTATGGTGTACTACCACAGGAAGAAGAGGCGATTCAGCAAACTTATGAAGCAGAAACCCCACCACAATTAAACTAATGAATACATACAAACCATTACCTAAATCGTTAGCTATAAAGGAATCCCCTATACATGGATATGGATTATTTGCAGTAGAGGACATCCCATTAGGAACAGAGTTGGGTATATCTCACGTATTCGCACCGGGGTTCCATACTAATTACATTCGCACTCCCCTAGGCGGTTTTATTAACCATAGTGATACACCTAATTGTTGTAAAGTTATGTCTTATAAAAATTCGGCCCTTGACTACTACACTCTCCAAACCGCAGAAGATATAAAGAGTGGTGAGGAA